TGTTTTGCCTACACCTAATATAGAACCAGGACCCCCACCATAGGAATATAGTACTGGAGATTTTTGGTTTTCTCTATTTGCTTTTGGGTTATAGGTAAATCTAGCACCATTATTTTTACCTAATCTTTGAACTAAATTTAAATCTTGCTGTTTTTGAAAATTTTTATTTTCTTTTCTAGATTTACCTTTTTGTCCTGTTTGAATAAAATATTGAAGATTTGTTAATCTATTAATTTCTTCTGCTTGATCATTTTTAACTACAGCTGAGTATAAGTTTAATGCTCCTCCCCCAACTCCAACTTGATTTGCTCCATCTGATTTTAAAGGATTATCTATACCTCGAATCATACCTGAGGGGCCACCTAAAGCTCCAATAGGATTTATTCCATTTTTATTTAAATGAGCACCAGCCCAACCAAATCCTGCTTGAAGTAAAGTACCTATAGGTAAATAAGCACCCTGATTCATAATTCCTGCAAAATAACCTACTCCAAATGATGATTGAGTTTTTACACTTGCTCTTGATAATAAATTTTCTTTTAAGATAAATTGTAGTCCCCTTGGAGATTTATCATCAGTAAACATTTTAAGTAATCTACTTGCATCTTTAATTGCATATAAAGGAGCTAGTAAACCTCCTCTTAATAAAAAATCGGGTCCTGATTTAGCGGGCAATCCATTTTCTAAAAATTGAATTGCTGGGTTTAAAGCATTACCTATCCCACCAGAATTCCCATCAATTATTTGACCAGGAATAGGTTCTACCATATAAGGTTGATTACTAGTACCAGAGTTAGGTCTATCCCCTCCAAATCTTAAACTTTTTAAGTTTGTTTTTAGATTAACCAAACGGCCATTACTTTCAGGTGTTAAAGTACTAGACATATAATTTTATTTTAACAAGATGCTCCGCTAGGTAAATTATTTTTGTATCTATTTGCTGGATCTTGTTGTCCAAAAGATTGTTCACCTAATTGTGATGTTGAAGGTGTAGAGTAAGCTATAGCAGATGCCCCAAAATTAGTGTATGCTGGTGTTGTATTTTCAGGGGTACCAATATTAGAGTACTCATTATGTAGTAATGAATTACCTACAACACTTACATTATCTGGTGTAGATGGGCTTGAATTTGGAGAAACGGGTACAGCTAATGTTGAACCGTTTGTTTCAAACTTATTTTTTAATGAATTTTCTGATGCCATTTTTGTAAATTTTAATTATTAATTATTGTTTATTATAAATATTAACCCATTTTAGAAGTTACAAGTGCTAATGATTTTCCAACTTTATTCCCATCCATAAACACATCACCACCTTTTCTAACTTCTGATATTAATTCTTTTAGTAAGGCAACAACTTCACCATTATTACCTCCTCCTAAACTAGTTCCACCAACTATAACATCATCTTTTCTAAACTTTTGAATTGGTTGACCTGGTCTTGAAATAAAATCTGCTGCCATACCACCTCCTCCAGTTGCTGCTTTATAATCTTTAGCTGCTAAACCTGCATCTATTGCTACAGACGCAGCTGTTCCTAATCCAGGAATAGTACTAGCTGCTCCTGATGCTAATTCTAATGCAGCTCCTGCAAAATCACCTTTCATTGCTCTTTGTATACCAAAACCAACTCCGGCTAATAAACCAATAACTGGTATCTTTTTAAGTAGTGATTTACCAACAGCTTTTACTCCTAATTTTGCTCCTACTTTTAATCCTGTTTTACCTGCCATTTTACCCCCTTGCTTTGCTAATTGATCTTTTGCTGCTTTTCCTCCAAATCCTGCTGCTATTTGTTTTGTTGAAAACTTTTGTGATGCTTTTGCTAATGCATCAGGTTTTTTCTTAAAAAGACCTTTAATACCATCAAAAGTTTTAGACATAGCACCCCCTTTACCAAATACTACATGCATAGGATTACTTTTTGAGCCCATTTTTCCCCCTATACCTAACATTTTTCCGATTCCAACTGCGGCTCCAGCTCCTAATAAAGATTTTATTGGATTATCTTTTATCATTACAAACAACTTTTTTATCATAGGTAAAACACTCATAATTCCATCTACTACTTTACCTAATACACTTGCTATCATATCTAGTCCTTTTGTAAAAGTATCACTTTGAACAAATTTTAATAATGTTTTTGCTATTTTATCTGCTATTGGTTGTAATTTATTTGTTAATGTTTCTTTAATATTTTCAAATGTTTTTTCGGTTGCTTCAGCTGTTTTTCCTTTAGCAATTGTATCTTGGAATTCTTTTTTATTTAACCTTTCTATTGCTTGTTTTCTAGTTAAATTTTCATTTCCAGCTTTAGCCATTATCTCAGCTATTTTCTTTTCAGCAATTTCTCTTCCTTTAGCATCTAATTTTCCAAGTTTTTCTTGTAAAACCATGGTTTGATTCATTTCGTGCATTTTATCTACACTTATCCCTAAAGTATCAGCTAATGCTTGTTGTTGAATTTTATTTCCTTTAGTAGAATCATAATTTGCAGCAAGAATTTTTTCCATTTCTTTAGCTACTGTAGCTTCATCTCCTCTTAAAGAAGCTGCTCTAAGAGCTTCTAAATTTATATTTTTACCTAATAATAATTCAGCAGCCATTTCTTTTTCAATAGAAGATTGAAAATCTAAATTTGCTTCACCTGCAGCTGCTATTTGATCTAATGTCATGCCTAACCTCTTAGCTTGAAATGCTGCTTTTGCTAATGCCTCAGGATTTGCTCCAATATTAGCTACAGTAGTAGCTGAAGCATTTGCTACTTCTTGTAAAACATCATTCATGTTTATAGAACTATCTGTAGAATCTTTTAAACCTGCTACTATATCTCTAATACTATCACCAGTTTCTTCAAATCCTTGCCCTGATAAAGTTGATAATTTAAATAATCCCTTAGTAGCTTCTTCTCCTAAACCTAAGTAGTGAGAATAATTTTTATATATTTCAGCTTGTTTTTGGGATATTTGTATGCTAGTACCTGCTATAGAATTTATGCTTTGCATAACTCCTAATACTTCTTTAAAATTAAGAAATATTCCTGCAGCACCCTTTGTAGCAGAGTCCATTAGATTTTTCTTAACTTCATCTGTTGCCCCAATCATACCTAAAAAGGATTTTCCTATGTCAGCTGATTTTTGAGCGAATTTTTGACCTAATGATAATAATGCTTGAAAACCTTTTACCATCATAGTAATCATTGCTACAGGATCTGTTATAAATCCTATAAAACTTTTACCTAATGATCCTATAGCAGCACCTAATACTTTAAATTTACCAGTTAAACCTGATGAATTTTTAGCTACTTCTAAAGCTGCTGCATTAGCATTATCTAAAGCAGTGCTTATACTTCCTAATCCTAATTTACCTGCTACAGTTTTAAGAGCACCTAAGGCAGCACCTGTAAGACCCATCTGACTAGTAACTTTAGCAGATAAATCTAATTGTTCTTGTAAACCTTTTTCAAATTCATCATTATAACCTTGAACTTTTTTTAATTCATTTTGTAATGCTTTTTTCTGCTTTAACTCACCTCGACCTAACATTGAAATCTGGTAGTTTATAGCCTTAATTTTAGCTTGTCTTTGTTGAATAAGTTTAGTAGCATCAGCTTGTTTAAAAGCTCCTTCAGCTGCTTTACTATTAGCATCTGCTAAGTCTTTTGATACCTTAGCTAGAGAATTTAATGATCCTGTAATATCTTTAGCTACTGCTTTGGCTACATTATCAGTTGATGATAATGCTTCTTTAAATATATCACCTACTTTATCAGCAATATTCCTTAAAGCATCTTCAACAACTACTGCTGTTTCCTTTGCGCCCTTTTCTGCATCTATTTGGGATTTACTTTTTTTGACCATAGAGGTATTTTGTTATAAATATTAGAAAATATTATTTTCTTGATGCTTTGGCAACATATGAGGGAGGTGAAACAGTTCTTTTAGGAGGAAGTTTTGATTTATTAGGGTTAGCTAAATCTATGTCATTTTTACTTTTAGGATTATTTGCTTCTGATTGTTCTTTGTAAAATTCTGCTATTTTCTTAAAAGTAAAATTACGAAGCCACATGGGCATATTATACACAGTATCCCAATCATATCCTCCTTTACCATTAAATACTATATCATGGATTTGAGAAAATAAACTACTTCTATAAGTTAGTGCTTCACTAGGCGTCAGGGAAAAAAAAATTTAAAGAAATTGGTACATCTATTTCTTCAAGCTCATCATACTCATTAGTAATTGTGGCCTTTAATTCTATATCAGGCTGTATTTTTACTATATGATCTCGTAATGCTTTTGCATCTCTAGCTAAAAGATAATTATCAACAAAATCTCTAATAGTTTTACCTGATGTATCTCCTTCTACTGAAGTGATTAAATATTTCATTCTAGTAGAAATTTCAGGTGATGATGATTTGTTTATTTTTTGAATACCTTTAATTTCGGCATCAATTTCTTTATCTAAACCGTCAGTTAATAATCTAAATGTTAATTTAGTTCCTGATGATGGTAGTTCCCAATCAAATTTATTTTCTCCACTTTTGAATAAATTTTTATCAAGTTCTTTATTTTTCATTAAACTTAAATCTACTATATGTTCTTGACCTTCATATCTAATTTTATAATCTTTACCATATCCTAAAATACGTGAAGCAATTAAAATAGCATTTTTATCACCAATTAATATGTCTTTAAGTTTTACATCAGTAATGATTAAAGCTTGTAATAGTTTATCTAATACTATACCTTTAGCTATATAATTTTGATTAGTTAATATATCTTCTTCTTTAGCAGTCATGTATTTCATTTCAATCTTACCAGATTTTAATGGATGACCTTCAGGATATAATAAACCTTTTGATGGTAATTCTACTTCTTCAGTGGGGAATTTAAATTTTGATTCAGACATAGTTCTTATTTATTAATAACTTAATTTTGTTATACATATATAATATACAAAAAAGCTTGACGTATGCCAAGCTTAAATGTAAAATATATTGTTTTTCTTTTAGAAATTTAATACACAATAATCCATTCCTAATGTTAATGAAATATTCATTACAGTAGTATCATCATCCCAATTCATATCTCCAAATGAAGCATCTTTAATAAATGCACCCTTAATAATCCACTCAGAAACCACATCACCTACTGGGCCTAATACATCAATTGTTAAGTCTTTTTTATAGAAATCAGAATAACCATCTCTACCTGTAACTGATTCATGGTGTAATCTCGTCCACTCCATTACGGCTTGTGCTCCCGAAGGTGTAATAGGATCAAATAATTCCATTGTTAAATCATTCCATTTTAATTTACCTTTTACTTTTCTATAGGTGTTTATATGATTTAATACTATTTCATCCTGCGCGAACCCCATTCCACTAACTCCTTTAATTATATACGATGGTATACCGTCAACATACAGTATAAATCTGTTAGCTACTTTTGGTTCAAAAGCTGTGAAAAATATTTCGTTTGGGTCTAATACTGCCATTTTTGTTTTATTTTATTTTGTTATAAATATTATCGTTTTTCATTTTTATGCTGGGAAAGTTGCTCCAGTTGGTAAAATGTTAAAGTCTAGGTAGATAAATTCAGCTGTTTTGGTTGGTTGTAAATAAACAGCACCAATTAATTCGTTTCTATCAATTACATCTGGTGTGTTATTTGAATTATCCATTACAACTTTAAATGCATATAAACCTTGTCTTTGTTGTACTGACTCTAAGTAAGGATTAACTTGACTTAAGAATGTATTTCTTGTAGCTGCAGTATTTTGTTCAAATACTAATGTATCAGCGATTTGAGAAATATAATTTTTAAGTGTAATTAATAATCTTCTTACATTTACTCTATCTAAAGCACTTGCTTTAGTTTGTAATGTTTTCTGTCCAAATACTACTATTCCTTGTCCTGGGAATGAAGCTATTGGATTTACTTTTCCAGTATATAAAGTATCTCTATTAGTATTAGTTAATTTTCTTTCTGCTTGATTAACTGCTCCTAATCCACCTCTATTAATACCTGCTGGTGCAAACCATGGCTCACCTGCTCTATCATTATAAGCATAAACACCTGGTATCATTGCTGAAGCTGGTACCCAAACTAATTCTCTTGAATCTGGGTCAATTATCTGTAACCATGGCCAATAAGTTGCAACATATGAAGAATCAACTGAAGCTGCTTGGCTAGTTACTTGTGTTAATGAAGAATTATAATTAACTAAATCTCCTACAAATATTGCATCTCCTCTTGTTTCACAATTTGATTGAATTGTTGTCCAACCTGCTCCTGTAGTACTATTTGCTAATATTAAACCTGGGGCTGTAATTATATTATATCTAAAATCATCTCTATTAGCTAATAAATTAATAGCTGTAGTGTAATCTGTTCCTACTAAACCTTGAGAATCTGTATTGTTAATTTCTTGGTAGAATTTTGAAGGTGTTCCACTTCCTGTTATATCTCCTACACCATCTCCAAATGATCCAGATGATGCAATTGGAATAGAACCTGTAAATTCTGCTTTAGGACTTCCATTATTATCAAAATAATTAGGAGTCTGCATATTTACAGATTTTACTCTTACATATCTTGAGGCATTTGGAAAAGATCCAGATGATTGTAAATAAACATCAGTTCCTGTTCCTCTTACTGTTTGTATTTGATCACCAATTACTTTTGAAACATAATTAGTGGATAAAGGATCTAATGATAGGTTTGAAAAAGTTTCAACTACTGCTTTAGATGTTTGAGTATCATTACCTTGTCTAACTATTAATGAAAATACTCCTGATGAAGTACTTGGATTGGTTATTTCCCATCTAAAGTTATCAGCTGATCCTGAATCTAATGTTCCATTAGCTCCTGTAGGTCCTGCACTATTCATTATATTACCATCTGCTAGTGTTTCTAATACAAAAGCTTCTTCATTTGGAATATTACTACCTACTAATGTTAATGTTAAATCACCAGTACCATTACCTATATCAGCAGCAGCAAAAGTTAAAACATCTCCTACTCTATATCCTGCTCCATCTGCATTAACTTGAACAGCTGATACTTCATTAAAGAGGTCAGATCCATCATTTTGTAATGTAATTATTGGATCAACTCCAACTGGAGTAGCTGATGCTCCTAATGATGCTGAAGGAATTGTAATAGTAGAGATTTTAGAAAAACCTGAACCTGTTATAGTAGCTGTAATAGTATCAATATTATCAGCTGCGTCTAATGATACGGATAATGTTGCTGTTCCACCTCCACTTCCAACTACACTAACTGTATAAACTCCTATCGCACAATCTGCAGGTGGTGTTGTAATACTAGGTAGTAAAGCATCTGTAGTTCCTAATAATTTACCACTTGCGGATGATAAAGTAACAAGAGACGTTCCTACTGTAGTTGGTACTACTGTAACACCACCTCTAGTAACAGTTGGTATAGCAGTATAACCTGCTGCTAATACTGCTCCGTTTTCACCACCAAAATTACTTACTTGAGGAAATAAATTAGTAGAACCACTTATTAAATTTCCTGTTTCTGTTGCACTTTGTATTAAAGATGAAGTAGCAGCACTAAAAGCTCCTGGAGTTACTCTAGTTACTAATAATGTATTCCCTCCATTCTGGAAATAATTATAAGCTGAAATAGATGTAAAATATGTATATTGGTTTGATCCACTCATAAAAGTACTACCAAAATTAGCTAAATACTCTGAGTAACTAGTTACTAATTTAGGTATATTTTGTTGACCCTTTACAGTTGGCCCAATAATTGCAGCTCCTGCTTGTATAGGACCTGCTGTTATTTGCGATTGGTCGTTTTCTCTTGCTAAAACACCCGGTGATATTAATACTTCTGCCATTTTTTATATTGTTTTATTTTGTTATAAATATTGTGTTTTTTTTTAAAAATTATTCTATTGGGGTAAATTCTCCTGTTTCTAAAGAAATATTTCCTTTACCATATTTTTTTTCTAAATCTAGAGCTATTTGTGATTCTTTTGATTGAATCTCTAATAATTCTTTTTCTAATTCTTTTTTTCTTCCATTAAGGTTCATTATAGCTATCTCAACATCTCCTACATTACCTACTAAAATTTGGAAATCTTCTCTTACTTTTTTAATATTTTCGATTTCTTCTTTATTTAAAACTTTTGCTTTTGACATTACTTTTATTTTTGATTAATTATTGTTTTTTATTATCAATTATACATATTAGTAGATGTATTAAAAATTAATATATTTTAATTACTCTTGTGAAGGAGATGGTGGTATTCTACGTGTATTAATTTTGCTATTAGGTATTAAGGTTGAAGGAGGATCTACATAATTTACATTACCTGTGTGTGGGATGTTTGTTCTAATAGGTGGAGGTGGATCTATATCATTTATATTACTTACCATTTCACTATTAAAAGTAATAGATGATTTAGAATTATATTTTTTTATTGAAGATAAATCTTTTTGAAGAATATTAGGTACTATATATCCGTACATTTTTATACTAAAAGTACTTTTAACTAATCTATCTTGATCAGATGGCATTTCAACATTAGTAGCTACTGAGTCTATCCTAGCTCTAAATTGATATCTTTCAGGATTACCCCAATATGAATCAGATGCATAATTTATAGCTTCTACTATTCCATTCATCTGTTCTACATAATAAGTAGAAACAATACAATCATAGTTTAAAGTTACATAATCAGGAACTACAACAGCATACATATCTTTTGTTGGCTTCCTATTATTTAAAATATTAAACTTATCATAAGTGTTTTTAGTGCTATAAGACTTTTCATATACTCTATAATTATTTGGAAAATTAGCATCTAATTTATTAGTAACATTTCTATTTTTTTCAATATTAGTTCTTTTAAAAGTAATTAAAGGCATCATTATTCTTCCTTTTCTATCTCTAAAATAGCCATCTTTTTGTATTTGATTCCATCTTTCAGAATCAGCATAAATAACTGGGACTTCAATTCTTTTACCATTTTGAACTACAGTAGGTTTAATTACATTATTAAAATAATATAATATAGTTTCATCAATATCATATAACCCAACTGTAAAGGGTTTTACAGTATCTCCCTTAAATGATGTTTGATTACTTCTATCAGTTCTTTGATATGCAGAATCATTAGGATTACCTATTTCCTTAGAATAAGGGGTATGCATTTCCTTACTTATCTCTTTTTGAGATTTAGGCACTACTTTTCTTCCTTTATTTGACATGTTTTATACTTGATATTAATCTTTCTTCTGATATTCCCACTCTATCTGCTGGAACATAATGTGTTTCTGCTATTATAGATACATCATAACCAAAATTTGCTAGATCTGAATTTCCATAAGGGTTATAATTATTATCATCTTGATTAGGATAATCTGGGTCTTTGCCTACAAATAATTGATTATTAATTAAATTATATATCTCATAATATCCATTTTCATACCATATAATATCTCCTACTTCAGGAACAACTACTCCTATTTTACCTGATCCATTAGCTTCAACACCTGCTAAATCATCTCTTAAAAATTTAAATGTACGACCCCCTGCAAAATCAATACCTAAATCAGAATTAGGTGTACTTTGGTCTTGTCTATCAATTAAAGTATTAAGTAACATAGGAGCTTCATAATATTTTTCTTCAGCTGCTTCTCCATAAATATTAACATTAGTTTCTTCTAATCTAAATTTATAAAGTGCACATTCTTGTACTATAACATCCCACATTAGTTCTCTACTAATGCCTCTAAACATACTTACATCTCTTGCTCCTCCAAATAATGCCATATTATCCTATATAAATTGGGTAAGGTACTGCTGCTTCAATTTTTTGTAATGATTCAGCTTCAGATGCTTTAACTGCTAATAAATTACTTCTTGAAGTTTCATCAAAATATTCTCTTAATCTTGTAACTAATGCTTCTTTTTCAGATGTTGCAGCTGTTAATAAATCTGATTGGTTTAATGTAGTTTCTGCCCCAGGAATTGGTACTTGTGTATATTTACCTCTAATATACCCTAAAATTTCTTTACATATAGCTAAAGTATAATCAAATATCCAACTTCTACCAATTGAATTAATTTCACAATAATCAGGATTACAATAATTAACATTTGAAACATTTGTTACATTATATTGTCCTTCAGGATATTTTGAAATTGGATTATTTCTCTCTGATAATTTTATATATTGTATATGCATACTTCCGCTTCTTTGAGGTATAGGAAATATTCTTAAATTATTATTAATTAATTCAAATGAATATTGTGATCTACGAACTTGATCACTCATTTCTATAGCTTGAATTTTTTGCATATCAAAACTAAGAGGCATCATTACAAAATTAATCGCTGGTGAATAATTTCCCCATCCAAAAGTATCCATCATATTTACCATTCCTGTACCTGTACCTGCATAAGGATCGAAAAATTTAACAATTGCAGGAGTTGCTTCATAAAATATTCTTTTTACCTCAATAAAATCTTTATTATCTAATCCTAAAGATTCTGATGCCCATGTTTTTAAATCATAATCTTGTTGTCCTGCTGTAACTGGAACTGATCCTGTATACCAAGTTGTAGTTCCACCTGTACCTGCCTCTTCCCCATATTGCTCTGTATAGCGTACTACACTAGCGAAATTAGGAGTTATTAATTCATGGTTTAAATTTGAAGCTGTTGGGGATCCTTCAATTGATAGATAATTTTCTCTTACTTTATAAGCATATAATTCATTACCATAGGTAGTTACGGCATCTTCAAATGCTGCATAAAAATTTAAATCTTGTAATTCAACATCCATTATAGGATAACCTAATCTTCTAGAAACATATGTTACTACTTTATCAGCATCTACTTGAAAGTCAATTTGGTTATCATAAAATCCAAAAGGTGTATCTCCAGGAAAAAATGATGATGAACCAGGATAAATAGGGATTACAGCCATAATTTTAATTTTATTATAAATATGGAAAAAAGTCGTTTAATCAACAATAATTTTAATACAATAATAATCTTTTCTATTAAAATATTTATGTTTCATGGTTTTAATGGGAGGATTAACATTTATCTTAGTAAGTGTTAATTTACCATCTATATTTTTAGAATTATTTTCTGTTATATGTTTTAGATCTGGGTTATAGTAAGTTATTATTCCTTTAGGTTTTAAATAATTTTTTGCTGTTGATACAAAATTATGATAATTCTTATCTTCCCAAGTATCATGCATTATACCATTATATTTNTTATCAGGAATACTATTAAACCAATCACCTTTTATAGGAATTACATTTGGTTTATCTTTAGCCCATTCTAATAATTTTTCAAAAATTTCATCATTAATTTCAATTATAGTATGAGAATTAATATTTGCTTGTTGGATAAAATTAGAACAAATACCCATTCCAAATCCAATTTCTAATATATCACCCCCATTTTCAGTTACAATTTTAGCATGTTCTTTCATAATGGGAGTTTCCCAATCCATCATTATTTCACGATTTCTTTCATCTAAAATTTTATCTTCTAAAAAAGTATACATTAACAAGCACCAGTAGCTAATACTATTCCTTCACTACTAATTTGAAGAGTTGTAAAGGTCCTACCTACAGCATAAATATACCATTTACTATTTCCTCCAAAGGGTTGATTATAATCTGAATCTACAAAAAATACCATTCCTGCAGCAATAGAGGTTGAAGGTGAATATAATTCAATGGAATTTGTAAAAGCAATTTCAGCACAGGCATCAGCAGAAGAATCAGCACCTGCATATGCCGCAGTAAGAGTATAAATCCCATAACCATTTGCTGATGGGAGAGTTATACCATTAGACATTATCATATTTGATTCATCTTTATCAGTTGAATCTGTATCTTGGTAACCTTGACAAGCTATGTTAGCATAAAAGAAATCACCAGCATTAGCTGACGTTCCTGTTCCAGAACCATCCCCAAAATATGCTTTTGATATATAAGGGGTTGAAGTATTTTGTCCTGTAAAAGCTTCAGCATCTTGAAATACTCCAGAAGAATTAAATCTCATTACTACATCTCCATAATTTGGATAAGCATTACCTGATCCTGAGTATCCCGCTTGAACAAAAGCATTCCATGCTGCTCCTCCCCCCGATACGCAAGCTCTAGCCATTGCCGAAGGTCCT